ATTTCATCTGCAAAGTTTCATCGTGATCGTATTTTCGTTTGCGATCAGATAGTTTATTAACTTTTGTCTCATATCTTTATATTTATGTTTGTTTCGTTTGTGCTTTTTATCTTTAATTAATTTGTCGAAGGATTGATAGCAGAAATATAAGAAGTCGTTGTACTTCTGTTTTCTGTTTTTTGATTCCGATTCAAAGGATCGAATGAGTTCGTCGATGTTAATCATACCTCTATTCTAGTATATTTTTGCATGAGGTGCAAATCTTTTTCCAACTTTCATACCTAGATATAATATTTTTAACCAGTAATCAACTCCAAGGTTGTTTGTTTTGAGGGAATCATAATAAAAGTGTAGTTGCATTAACTTCGATTGAGCGATTGGCCCATCATCATCTTGATATAATTTTGTAATATAATCTTCAAAATCAACATATTTTGTACTCGTTTTAAAATATTTTTTTAATGCTGTAAACCATTTTTGGTAATCTTTCGTACTATATTTGGCATTAGGACTAAAGAATTCATCAATCGTTGTGGGGTATTGAGTATTATCATTCTTAAATTTTATATCACTTCCATTCTTTTTCATAAGTCCAATAACCAATTCAATGGGAGCGTTACCACCTTGAGCAGCAGATTTTGCTTTAATTAATGTACCAAAAGCGAGATTATTAAATTTAGATGAAGATCCTTTAACATCTACCTGATAACCTTCTCCAAATTTTATGTACGTTGAAACAGTCTTTTTTGATCTATCATGAATACCGTCAATTACAAAATTGATGTTATTCATTTTGTATTGTTTAGTTTCGACTTTTGCATCAAGATAAGACTCATCATCTATGTTACGAAGTACAAGTTCTGCATTATCAGGATGTTTTATTTTCTTAAGTGATATTCCAACTAACTTTTTATCTTTAAGTAAACCTATAAGATATAAGTTAAGTCTAAAGAGGTTTACACCTTTTTGATTTTCCTCACCTTTAAATAAATCATCTAATTCAGATTTAATTTTTGTCATATCATATGCTGCATAGATGTCTGCAGGGTTCCACTGTTCATACTTTTGAAATTGCTTTGGTGGATCAAACTGTAAATAGATATTCTTAATATAACCTTCAAAAAATTTTACAAAACTTTGATTACCATATACAAACTCACTCCACTTAGCACCTTTGAATTCACTTAAAAATTGTTTCTGTTGTTGATAATATGTGTATGTCCAATCCTTCATTCGATCCTCATATGCTGGAGTAAATATTTTTTTTAAACCATCGAAAGCATATTTGTCCTTTTCAATATTTTTAAAATCATCTTTAAAATCAAAATTTCTTCTTAACGCGAGATCAAAAATAAAAGCAGATCCACGTTCTTGAATGGCTGTAGGTGTTCTAGCACCTGATCTTAAGATTCTAAAGTTTAAAATATCTCTATTATTTTTTGCAGCACCTTTTTTTCCTAATTTAATTCTATGAGATGAATCATCTTTTGTTCCATCATCCTTTGCAAAAGTACTAAAAGTTTTTTTTAGACTAGTTTTTACCTTTTCAATTTTTGTTTTAGATGTTTCTGAAAAATCAACATACATAACTTCTCCTCTTGGACTGAACAAAATATCAACATCTCCTCCTTCACTTATAGTAGTTCCTTTCATTTTTCCATTTTCTTCAAATGCAATTTTCAATTTAGTTTCTGGTTTTTTTGATAAAACCTTCAACTCTTGTTCAACATTCTTTCTAAAAACTGTTTTAATCATTATTTTAATACCATATAGAAACAAGAAGTCCAAAATTTCTTTGAATTATCTACTTCGACTCCTTTAAAATCTTCTCCTAATTGTTTACCCATTGCTTTTTGCATATTCATTCTAGTCTCTAACTGTGATTGTGAAACACCAGCACCAAAACCTTGTGATGCTGCTAAGTTAAATAAATTTTCTACTGTGATATCTCTCATGATTTGTTTCGTAATATCATTTACTGCGACTGCAACTTCTCCTGCATGTGTTTTATTTAGATATGCTTCCTCCGGACTTTTAGCAGACATCTCAATAGATGCTGAATCCCAATCTCTATTGTTAATATGCCTAAACAACTCTTGAGTATATGGTTCTATTTCCTCTTTGAATTTTTTAGCATCTCTTTTAAACTCTGTAACATAATTACCTCTGGCCAACCATGTAGCACCCTTTGTTTTTGTCCAATATTTTCTTTTTAATTCAACAAATTCTTTCTTATCTCTAATTTTATTTAAAGATGTAATACCTGTCCTATCAGTTTGACGAATTAAGTATTGGTAATTTTCAGTTCCCATCGATCCATATCGAGCAGCACCACCAGCCTCAATCTCTAATCTTGCACCACCAGATAAAACTGTTTTTGTTTTAATTAATCCTTTGATATAATCTCTCTTACTAACTCTACCATCAGATTTATTTACTTCATCCACAGAAAATCTTATCTTCGCATCTTGATTATTGTCACTAAAATCTATTTCATCATACTTTACCACCTTTACCAAATCAGAAGTAGTATCATTTTCAAAAACAACTTTTGCTTTTCCTGTGGGTGCTTTTAATGATATTGGATATATAAGACCTTTTGTGAATAATAAGTATATTCTATTATTTAATTTTTCCATCATCTTGACAGAATATTCTGGTTGTTCTAAAATTTGATTATTAAATAATGTAATAAATTTAGTTAAAAAATTCTGAGACTTTTTAGTGAATATCCAAACATCAGATGGATTCCATTTATCCTTATCAATTGTTCCTCTAAAACCTAACTTACCTCTTACTTTATATGATAACTGATTATATGCTAGATAAGGATCATATGCTTTAGGAATCATATCTGCTCTCATGATCTCATATCCACTTCCCCTTTTAAATTTTCCATCAGAAAAAAATGCTTCCATCTGAGACTTCAAAGCATTTGCCCAAAAAGATTTACGATTATATAAAAATTCAATAACCTTTGGTATCCTTATTTTAAAGGCAGGATCAGTATTGACATTTTTTACCATTGACGTAATACCCATTTTATTAGTAAATGAGGTTAAATCACTTTGATTCTTAATCCTATTCCATACAGCAGGATTATATTCTTTATCTTTTTTATTATTATAGATGGCAAAGTAGTAACAAAACAATGCTTCGCTTAAAACTTCAACATCTTTATTACTAACCGGCATTACTTTTTAAAGTATTTTTTTATTACTTCAACTTGATCTTCATACTTAGCAATCATATTTAGTTCTTCCTCTATTGCTTCTACAATATTAGAGTGCTCACCTATTCCTACTGGATTAGTAAGATATACTTCTACATTTGCTACATGTTTTTGGATATCACCTTGTGCATGAGCTAGAAGTGCTTTGATTAATTGATCTCTCATGATTTTAAGTTACTTCAACTATTTATCTTTTACTTCTTCATTATAGCATGGTTTCCCAAAAGTTTTATATTGTAATTGTTCTTTTAGAAACAATACTTGTGCGTTCAAACTTTTGTTTTCTTTTTCTAAAGTTTTAATGTGTTCTTCGTATACAGTAATCATACTTTCTAATTTGTGATTTTTAGTTTCTAAATCCCAGTCCATCTTAGGGGTTGTCATAGTATATTATAAGTTTAACAATTGCTTCATCTATCGTCAATAGATCGATTCTCTGAGTAATGTACATCAAAATCTCCACCGGGATATCTCTTCTTCAACTTGTTTACATTACCTTTTATCACATCATCAAGTGATACATTGAGTGCTGCACATGCTTGCATTACGTACCACATAACATCACCGAGTTCAATAACAAGATGATCGTGATTGTCTTCGTTCCATGGCTTTCCTTGGAAAATAACTTTCTTAACGATCTCCATAAACTCACCACCTTCAGCACTAATCCCAACAGCAGCAGTAAGAAGCCTGTGAATATTGGCACCCTTTCCGTCAAGGGCACTAAGACTCTCAAGAAAAGATTTATAATCTTTACTGGGATCGGATGTGACACCATCCACGAATATAGCGTACTTATTGAGGTCAACTTGTTTATCAGTATAGTTTATATTTGGTTGCTGTTCGTTGTGTGTGTTGTAGTCTCCAGACATAATTAAAATTTAAATTCGGCAAAAGTTTTTTTAGGAACCTTTTCTTCAGTATACTCCTCTTTGGTTCCAGAGTCAAGCACATCTTCCTGTGCCTTCTGTTCACAGTCATATAATCTCATCTTTGCACGATCAATACCTACGATAAATCTTTTGTATATAGTAGGATCATTGTACCGATTCTTGAGTTGTTTGACCATAATTTGATTCAACCCTTCGAGTTCTTCCGTTGAGATGAGGGCAAACATAAGATCAGCAGTAGCAGGAAGACCAAAGGACTCACTGGTATCGGTGAGATCAACATCAGAAGAAGCAAACCCGCTACGAGTCGTCTGTGTTGCACTAAGTATCGGAACATTCGCTTCAACAGCGAGACCACGAAGTTCTTCCGCGATTGCTTTGATGTAGGAGTAGGAGTTGACTGCTGCGTTAGCACGGTATCTTGATGAGGCACAAATATTTAAGTAATCTATGAATATTATATCAGGTTTAAAGGATTTTTTCAATGCCAATTCATTAAGCAATGCTTTAAAATGTCCTGAATGTGCAGCAGCAGTTGGATATTCTTTAATTATTAACTGACCTTGAGTCTTCTTTGCAATGCTTGAAACCTTCTTATCAAACATTGGTTTAGGTAAATCAGTCAGATTCTGGATTGGAGTGTTCAGTAGGTTTGCGTCAATTCGTTCAGCAATTTTCTCTTCTGCCATTTCCATTGTAATATAGAGTACATTCCTCCCTTGGAGCAGCACGGAGCTAGCAAAGTGGCACATGAATAAAGACTTCCCGACACCTGTACCAGCAAGCGCGATGTTAAGAGTCTTATTAGGTAAACCACCTTTGGTAATTTTGTTAAAGTATTCGAGATCAAAGGGTATCTTGTCTTCCGTTCTATGGTAGTACTCGTATCTGTCATCAGAGTTTTGTATGTAATCGTGTCCTATGTTATTGTCAAAAGAAACAGCAAGTGCATCAGAAAGGATTGAAGGGATCGCATCACGATTTCTTTCCTCATCATCACCATCAGCAATATGAATTGATTCCATCAAAGCAAGATATATCGCACGATCGCGACACCACTTCTCAGTCACATCTAATAACCACTGATTATCCACAGGGGAGTTATTCAACTCTTTACTGATAATATCAATGTTATTAACTTCTTCTGCTGTTAAGTCTGTTCTGTTTTCAACCTCAATATTTAGTGCTTCCGTAGTTACACATGAATCATACTTTGTGATAAACGAAACAATCTCATCAAATATTATCTTTTCACTTCTCTCTTCAAAGAAATCAGACTGTATAAAAGGGATTGTTTTACGAGCATAGTCTTCATTATGTACAAGATTCCGAAGAATCGTGGTTTCAATTCGTTCCATATGAGAATGTAGCCTTTGAAATTTCGTCCAACTTATCTAATACTTCTGGTGTAAAGTACTTTTCTGGTTCTGCATATATCTGTTTTGCATAGATTTTCTTACCATCTATTTCATATCTACCGGCAACATTCTTCCACATACCACCAAGTTCTCCTAAATCAAGAAGACCATAGTATCTGTCAAGACCTCTCTCATCATAATAGAGTCTTATTTCGACTTGTTGATTTTCTTTTGAGAGTCTACTTTTAGCCGTCTTAGCTTTAATAATGTTTCCAACAACTTCTGTCTTATCCTTTTCCTTTTTTTTAGTGAGATAAATGATTGTAGACGAGGCATACTTGAGGCCACTGCCTCCTCCCATTTCTTTAGTTGGGACATAAGATCCGATAACATCGTAAGTGTGGTTTGTGACTATAAGTGGAATGTTTGCTTGACCAAGTTTTAGTGTGAGCATACGGAATGCTCCCTTGACAAGTTGAGATTTGGTCATATCTCTGACTTGCTTATCATCTAATGCGTCTCTTATTTCCTTCTCTGTTGAGAGCATACCTAAAGAGTCTAACACAAACATACAAGGTTTGCGTTTATCTTCGTCTGTCTTAAGGTATATATCTACTGCACGAAGTGCTTTGCTTCGGAACTCTTCAATGGTGACAACATTTACCACCACAAGACGGTTCATGTCAATCCCACGAGACTCAAGTAATCCTTTATTAATTGCTGCTTCAGTATCAAAATAGAGACAATACCCATCAGGGTTAGTATCCAAAAAGTTTTTGACGACAGCAAGTGAGAAAAAAGTTTTACCAGTGCTCGACTCGCCAGCGATAGCAGTAATGCGATTGCTAGAAACCCCGCCAAAAATAGACCCACTAATGAGTCCATTAAAAATGTAGGAGCCAGTGTCAATGAATCTTTCAGTTTCATCAATCTCTGACGCAAGCTGTGTGTATTCATCTCCGATCTCTTTAACTATTTCT